GGGTGCAAGTGTCGAAGATGGTCAAGAAGCGGATGATGCAATGGGCATTTATCAAATGGCAAACAAAGAAACAATTATTTGTTCCATTGATAAAGACTTGTTAATGATTCCTGGAGAGCATTATGATTTCGTTAAATCCATTCGTCGAGACGTTTATAATATTCCCGCTATGCGCCATTTTTATTGGCAGCTTATTATGGGTGATCGCACTGACAATGTCTTTGGGTTTGACGGCATTGCCCGACAGAAAGTTCCAAAGAAACTCGAACATGTTATGGAAGAGCTTGAAAGTTATGACGATGAGCTGGATATGTATAATTTTGTTAGAGGCTTATATAATGACGATGATACCTTAGTTAAGAATGGTATTTGTCTATGGATTCGCCGTAATGAGGGCGAAATTTGGACACCTCCAACATGAAGAAGAAAATAGAATGGACTGAAGGCCGAATCCGTTCTTTCATAACCTCTACATTACGAGCCGGTTCACGGCGCTGGCCTCCTAAGTATGAGACACTTAACTCTTCTAAAACAGAAAAGAAGATTAATGTCAAGACAGGAAGGCTAGCACAACATTATCGTTGTGCAAAATGTGATGAGGAATTTACGTCTAAGGATGTAGAAGTAGACCATATTAAGCCAGTCATTGACCCAAAGAAAGGTTTTGTTTCTTGGGATGAGTACATTAAGCGTCTCTTCTGCACTGAAGACAATATGCAGACACTGTGCAAGCCGTGTCACTTAGCAAAAACAAAATTAGAAAAAGAAATATCAAAGAAATATGCTAGTAAATAAATCAATTGAAACAGCAAATGGTACGGTTAAGTTTGAAGGTGAACTAGAACAGAAGGAACTTGACTTTGTCTTAAAGATTGGCCTAAACTATTTGCTCACCAACGGTGCTATCCCCTTTACTACTGCTGCGAAAGCTGATGCGGAGGTTACACACTAATGGCTAAGCATCTTGTACTCCCGGACGTACAAGCTAAGCCAGGTGTGGACTTCTCCTACTTGTCAAAGATAGGGCGCTACGCTGTTGAAAAGAAACCAGATACAATTATTTGTATTGGTGACTTTGCGGACATGCCCTCTCTTTCTAGCTACGACGTCGGTAAGAAATCATTTGAAGGACGACGCTATGTCGAGGATATTAAAGCTAGCAAGGACGCTATGGTTAGCTTCTTGTCTCCAATTTGGGAGTTTAATGCACGAGCTAAGAAGAATAAAGAAAAACAATACAAACCGAAGTTGGTACTAACACTTGGAAACCATGAAAACCGGATTAACCGCGCTGTCAATGATGACCCAAAACTTGAGGGGGTGTTGGCAATTAGCGATCTTGGATACGAAGAATATGGCTGGGACGTTCATAACTTTCTTGACGTCGTGGTTGTCGATGGTGTTGCTTATAGTCATTACTTTACCACTGGCCTTATGGGGCGCCCTGTCACTACTGCTGCAGCTTGTCTATCTAAAAAGCATATGTCCTGTGTTCAAGGACATCAGCAGGGCTTACAAATTGCGACAGGTTACAAAGCGGATGGAGGACTCCTCACATCGGTAATTGCAGGTTCCTGTTATGAACATAACGAAGATTATATGAGCAGTCAAGGTAACAACCATTGGCGTGGCTTTTTGGTCTTGCATGATGTACATGACGGTGAGTTTGATTTAATGCCTGTAAGTTTGTCTTATTTAAATAAACGTTATGGCGCAAGTTAAGTTTGACACTGCCTCTATGATGAAGGCAATGGCCCCAGGACTTCCTGCATTTGTTGTAGACCACTTTAAGGCACACATCGAACAGGAAATGAATAAAGTCATTGAAGAAGCACATAAGAAGGCATTAGAAACACTACCTAAACACGTTGAAACTACAATCTATAATATGTTTGATCCTGCATGGGCACAAGACAGGATTAAAGTTGTGGTTGATTTACGGACACCAGAATGCACACAGAAGAAAACATAAAGATATATGCACAGGAGGCTCCTGAAGGGGCCAAGGGCATGAAGTACGATGGTGAGAAGCCTCGTATGGATTTGCTAGATGCTAAGGCCTTAGAAAGCCTTGCACAGGTATTAACATTTGGAGCTAAGAAGTATGCTGCCAACAACTGGCGAAATGGTATTGAGTATTCTCGCCTCACTGCTGCCATGTTGCGTCATCTTATGGCTATCCAACGAGGTGAAGATGTCGACCCAGAGAGCGGTCTTCCTCACATTGACCATCTTGGTTGCTGTTGGATGTTCCTCAGCAATCTTAGTAAAACACGTCCCGATCTAGATGATCGTTGGAAGGAAACAAAATGAAAGTAGCAAATAACGCAAATGTCACCTTTTGGGGTGCGTTAATTATGAGCCAAACAGCCCCCCATATTTGGGCGCAATGGTTCTTCTTGGCCTTTGCGGCCTTTATTGTGTATCGAGTTTATAAGGAAGATAATGAGCAACGTAAAACTGATTTGGACGACGCCGGACGGGGAGAACATGGTTGCGCAAATGGCGCGTGTAAGCAATCCAGCCAACCAGAACAACCAAGCGACAGCACCAAAACTACTAAAGTATCTTGCGGCTAATAAGCATTGGAGTCCGTTTGAAATGGTAAGTGCTTGTGTGGAGATTGAAACCACACGAGACATTGCCCATCAAATTGTACGACACCGTTCGTTTAGCTTTCAAGAGTTCAGTCAGCGTTATGCAGAAGCCACTAACTTTGAGTTGCGTGAAACCCGCTTACAAGACCCCAAGAATCGTCAGAGCAGCTTGCTCAACGAAGACAGGGAGTTGGATAAGATGTGGCAAGAGAAGCAGCAAGACGTGATTAAAGCTGCAACCGAGGCATACCAATGGGCACTGTCCAATGGTATTGCTAAAGAGGTTGCTCGTGCTGTACTCCCTGAAGGTAACACCTACACCCGTTTGTACATGACAGGTACGTTGCGTAGCTGGCTGCATTACTTAGTAGTGCGCTTAGACTACTCAACACAGAAAGAACATAGAGAAGTTGCTGTGGCTGTTTACAAAGCCTTACAACAACACTACCCTAACATTTTGGAGATGATTAATGAAATTGAATGAGTATCAAGACGCAATTAAGAAGTTTGCTATTTATCCTGGCGCTGGTACAGGTAACCTGTCTGCACTGTCGTATACAGCATTAGGCTTGTCAGAAGAAGCTGGTGAGTATGCTGGTAAAGTTAGCAAACTAATCCGAGACAACGTCTTTGAAACGCAGCTTGCTGCTAAAGAACTGGGTGACGTGTTGTGGCAGTTGACTCGTGCAGCTACAGAACTTAACATATCTTTGAATGATGTTGCACAGATGAACATTGACAAACTTACAAAGCGATTGCAAGATGGCACAATCTCCGGCTCAGGCGACAATCGCTAATACATTAATGAATCTCCAAGAACTTAAAGACCTCATTGTTCATAACCTAGACATTACAGAGTTCTTCGATATCCTTGGAATTGAACTTGCCGAGTGCATTGACAAGTTTGATGAAGAAATTGAAGAGAACTTTGGAAGTCTTGTCAAAGCCGTCGCATGAAAACAACATCTCACAATCCTGTAGAATCAATTGAACAGCAGCATTACAAGAAGAAATACTTAACTCGTAAGCAGCAAGAAGAGGAGGCAAAGGATGCCATTAGACAATACAACCATGAAGAAGCTAGCAGAGGTGAGAACGAGCAGGCAATGCCCGATCCACCGTCAATGGTTGAGAAAAGGCAACTGTGAGATTTGCATCATGGAACGTGAAGCAAAGAAGAAAGAGTACGAAAAACTTACCGGCAGTAACAAACCTGCTGTTTTTATAAAGAAATTATGACAACTACACCTTGGAGTAGCGTAGGCTACCTAACCTACAAACGAACCTATGCCCGTCGTTTGGATGAAAATAACATTAACAGTCCTACAGAAGAGTTTCCTGACACCGTTGAACGTGTCTTAAAGGCCTCTGAAGATCAATTGCATTGTGGCTTTACACCAGAAGAAACAGAACGCTTGCGTAACTACCTGCTTGGTTTGAAAGGTTCTGTTGCTGGTCGATTCTGGTGGCAACTGGGTACAGAGACAGTTAATCAGTTGGGCCTATCCAGCCTACAGAACTGCGCTTTCCGTACCGTAGATAAGCCTGTAGAGCCCTTTACATGGGCTATGGATATGTTGATGCTTGGTTCAGGCGTTGGCTATAACATTCAGAAAGAGAATGTCAATAAGCTGCCTCCTGTTAACGAGAACTTCAAAGCTCCTGTTCGCCAGAATGATGCTGGCGCTGACTTCATTGTACCAGACAGTCGTGAAGGTTGGGTTGCTTTGTTGGGTAAGACATTGAAAGCAGCGTTCCTTGCACATAGCTCAGGTAAGCAAACCTTTACGTATTCAACTCAGTTGATTCGTTCTAAGGGTGCTCCTATTAAGGGCTTTGGTGGTACTGCATCGGGTCCAGAAGACTTGGTGTGGGGCATTGAACAGATTAGTAAAATCTTGGAGAAGCGTTCAGGTAAACAGCTCCGTCCCATTGATGCCCTTGACATTATGAACATCATTGGTGCTGTGGTTGTTGCTGGTAACGTTCGACGCAGTGCTCAGATTGCAATTGGAGATGCGGATGATGTGGAATATTTGCTTGCTAAACGATGGGACTTGGGTAACATCCCAAGCTGGCGAGCCATGTCCAACAACAGCATTGTGTGCCATGACATTAACGATCTCCATGACTTCTTCTGGGATGGTTACGAAGGTAAAGGTGAACCCTATGGACTCATCAACCTTAAACTTTCTCGTAAAATCGGTCGATTGGGTGAAACTCAATACCCTGATCCAAAAGTGCAAGGATACAATCCCTGTGCAGAGCAATCCCTTGCAGACGGAGAAACCTGCTGTCTTGCAGAAATCTTCTTGTCTAACATTGAAAGCAAGGAAGAACTGATTGACGTTGCTAAGCTCTTGTATCGTGTTAACAAACATTCCTTGGCGTTGCCTTGCCATCAGAAAGTAACAGAAGCCATTGTGCATGAGAACATGCGTATGGGTATTGGTATTACTGGTGTGTTCCAAGCTACTGACGAACAGAAGAGCTGGTTGGATGATACATACAAAGCATTGCGTGAGTATGATGAAGAGTACAGCAAAGCCCACGGCTTTAACAAGTCCATTAAGTTGACTACTGTTAAGCCTTCAGGTACGTTGTCCTTGTTGCCAGGTGTCACCCCAGGTGCTCACCCTGCCTATGCTCATTACATGATTCGTCGTATTCGTATCTCTTCTGACCATGCTTTGGTTCAGGTGTGTCGAGACCACGGTTATAAGGTTGAGTACCAACGTAAGTTTGATGGTACAGAAGACCGTAGCACCGTTGTTGTTGAGTTCCCATTCCAACATCCCGCTCATGCTAAGCTTGCTCGTGATGTAACAGCCATTGAACAACTGGAGACAGTTAAGTGGTTGCAGGAAGTGTGGAGTGACAACTCTGTAAGCTGTACTATTTACTACAAGCCAGAAGAACTGGATGGTATTAAGAAGTACCTCAAGAAGAATTACAAGACCAATCATAAGTCTTTGTCGTTCTTGTTGCACTCAGGTCATGGCTTTGACCAAGCTCCTTTGGAAGAGATCACCAAAGAGCAGTATGATGAGTTGGTTGCTAAGACGCGTTTGATTACGTTTGTTGATGAAGCCAACATTGGTTTGGAAGATGATTGCGCTACTGGCGCTTGCCCTATTCGCTAAGGAGAAATATGATTGTATTGTTAGAACTTATTAATGGTGTGCAGTTTGGTGTTGAACACATCGGTGGTGAAGAAGATGATGAATACCACTATGCAGTTGTAGTTAATCTGTCCATATGTCGTCTTGTCTTTATGAAGATGAAAGAGGACTGATAAAAAGAAAGCCCCTAAGCTGATAAGGCCTAGGGGCTTTTTTCATTTCCGCTTCATCTTTTGGAGAAGGGAATCTGGATCGCTTGATTTATCACGAACTAAGATTTGATGATCCAAGAGCCACGTCATAAACGCATTCTGTTGTTTTAAACCATCAAGGGTCTTGCCCATACGCTGGTCCAGATATGCTTTTGCTTGTGGGTAACGAGCTTCAAAATCTTTGAGTTCTTTATAATCATTGAACTGATTTAACCGTTCGTCGTATGTGGGTGAACCCTTAATCATAGAACGACGTCCATCTTTATCTACTTTATACTGAGGCTTTTCCCAGTCTGCAGGCTTTTTAGGAAACTCAATACCTGACCTATCTGCATAGGCAAGGGCCAAGTTTTCAGGATGCTTTAAGAAAACATTCACTTCGTTCTCTGGAATATCAAACCTCGACCCACAAACAGCTATTATGTTGAAACAATCTGCTTCACAGCGTATTCCACAACTGCGTAGCCTACAACGGAGAGCACAATAATGGATGAATACTCAGGACTAAACTCTTTGTATGTTCCTGGCTATCGTTTAAACGAATCACAACCTACCCCCCTCCCAATGGGGGAGTTGTATCAGTTTGCTAGAGCTGCAAAAGAGGGTGTCAATGCTGGAGTATCTCCTCTTGCACAAACTCTTTTTCCTGGCAAGGTGTTACACGAAGGTCGTGCTGATGCTGGTACAAACGAAGCTAACTTAAATAACCGCAATGCAAGAGCTGTTTACTATGATGTGATGAACCGATTAATAGATGATCCTATTATTGAGAATCACAATAGGGCAGCACTCTATCCTGCGGCAGTTGAAGATAAACTAGACGTTGCAAAACGTAAAGGTATTACCTTCGAAAGAGCTTATAATGGTACAGGTGTTTCTAATGTTACAGGACGTTCTGGACAACAACATTCTGATCGTGCTGTTAAGCATGAAGCAGCAGTAAGTGATCCACGTAACGTTGAGTATTTGGATTACATTACTCGTGCTCAAACTGGAAAAACAACTTCACG